GTTCGTCAATCTCTTGTACGGTGTGGGTCCTACGAACAGTTGGGAGTTTTATTTGTGAGCGCGAAAAAGCCAGCAGACAAAAGGCAGAACAGATCGACCAAAGATCTTGGCGTGCTGCCCCAGATCGCCGTTGATCCTGCGGCCATTCCACCGGCACCGAGCCACCTGACCGAGCGTTGGGTCAAGGCTTGGGAGATCTTCTGGCGCTCACCGTTCGCTCAGGTCGTGCAGCCAGCGCAGATGCCAGCGCTTGAGCGGCTCTTCTCGATGTACGACGAGCGCGAGCGAATGGACATCTACCTACGCGAGGAGCCGATGACCGTCGGCTCTCAGGGCCAGAAGATCCTGAACCCTATGTACCGACAGCGCACCTCAGTGGATGCCGAGATCCGCCAACTGGAGGATCGCTTCGGTCTGCACCCTAAGGCAGGGCTGACCTTGGGCATCGTGTATGGTGAAGCCGCACGCAGCCTGGAGGAACTCAATGCCAGAATCGCAAACGCAGCCTTCGCGGAAGCCGAAGTTGAAGCCGACCCACGCTACATCGAAGCCGGCAACGACTCCGCAGAAGAGGCCGCTCTACTCGTCGCCGATCAGTAGTCCGCCACCACCGTCGTGGGGTGGGCTGGTCTGCCGTTGGATTGAAACCAACCTAGTTCACGGCGAGGGCGACAAGTTCGGCGAGCCGTTCAGGCTAGAGCCGTGGCAGCGTGCCTACATCTGGCGAATCTACGAGTACGACGCAGCCACCCAGAAGCGCACCGTGAAGCGTGCCCTGCTAGGTACGCCTAAGGGCAACGGCAAGACCGAACTGCTCGCGGCTATCGCGCTCGCTGAACTGGCAGGACCGAAGGCTCCGAAGTCGCCCAACATCCCTATCGCTGCTGCATCGTTCGAGCAGGCTGACCTGCTCTTCGGCACGGCTCGGATCATGCTGACGCAGGGTCCACTCGCCAAACTCTTTGAGGTCTATGACACCGAGATCCTGATCAAGGATCGTCCAGGCCGTATGTATCGCGTGGCTGCTGCGGCAGGCACCAACGACGGCGGTCGCCCAACCTGCTTTATCGCTGATGAGTTGCACGAGTGGACAGGCAACAAAGAGCGCGTGCATCTCGTGCTGTCCAACTCGCTCGCCAAGCGAGCCGAGGCGCTGGAGTTGAACATCTCGACCGCTGGCTCTGACGAGAACACGCTGCTTGGACGGATGCTGACCTACGCCAAGCGCATCTCGTCTGGCGAGGTGAGCGACCCTTCCTTCCTAGTCGAGTGGTGGGCGGCTGCTGACAGCCACGACTTAGAGACCGACACTGGCCGTAGGGCTGCACTGGAGCAGGCGAACCCTAGCGCTCCGGCATTCGTGGACATTGACCGACTACTCGCACGCGCCAACGAAGTGCCGATGCACGAGTGGCAGCGCTACCACCTGAACCGCTTTGTGCAGCCGCCAGACCGTTGGATTGGCGCAGAGGCGTGGATGAAACTGGCAGACCGTGAGCGCGTGCTGATTCCAGGCGAGCGCCTCAGCATCGGCTTTGACGGCTCCTATGCGCGTGACGCGTCAGTGCTCACCGCCTGCACGATGGACGGTCACCTGTTCCTGATCAAGGCGTGGGAGAAGTCCGACACCAACCGCGACCCAGACTGGACGGTGCCGCGCGGTGAGGTGGATGCCTTCGTAGATCAGATCATGCAGACCTACGATGCGACCCTGTTCTGCGACCCTCCAGGCTGGTCATCCGAGATTGAGGAATGGACGCGCCGGTACGGCAAGCGCGTGGCAGTGTTCAACACCGCCACGATTGAGCGCATGGGTCCAGCCGTAGACCGATTCTTCACGGCCGTAGCGACTGGCGAGGGGCTGCGCCACGACGGCAATCCACTCTTGGCTCGCCATATCAGCAATGTGCATACGCGGCTGACGCGCTATGGGCAGGTATTGACCAAGGCATACAAGGCTTCGCCTGACCGCATTGACGCGGCCGTCTCTGCCGTAGTCGCCTATCAGGGTGTAAAGTTCCTACAGATTGAACCTAAGTCAGCAGCGAAAGTGGAGTGGATCAACCTATGATTAGCAACCTTCTAGAAGTTGTGGGTGGCGCACTTGTCATCGCAGGTCTCGCGCTACTCTCTATCCCATTAGGACTCATCGCATTGGGCGCGGCTCTTGCCGCTATCGGCTATACGCTAGGAGACCGTAAGTGAGCATCCTTCGCCGCATCCTTGGTGAGCAGCGTGCCGTAGGTGGCACTTGGATCACCGACAATCAGCCATCGGTTTCTTCAGCCGGTGTCTCAATCAACAGCCAGACGGCTCTCTCGATTGGTGCCTACTACGCAGCGGTGAAGTTGTACGCCGACACCGTAGCCTCCCTGCCATGGGATACCTACATCCGCATTGACGGAACACGCCGCCCATACCGACCATCACCATCTTGGCTGACCATGCCGCAGCCAAACAATCCAAACTTCACTGGCTTCGACCTCAAGCACCGCATGGTCTCGTCACTCCTCATTGACGGCAATCTGTTCGTGCTGTTCATCAAGGGGCGCAACGGCGACATCGTTGAGATGCGCGTACTCGATCCGCAGAAGGTCACCATCAAGAGCGTTGACGGCGCACCGATCTACACCGTCACTGGCGATGACAATGTCGGCGTGGAGTTGACCGCCGACGCAATCCTGCACATCCCACTCTTTGCTACCGGATCGGCCCTGCGCGCACCGTCGCCTGTTGAGCAGCACCGCACGACGCTCGGCCTTGCCAGCGCCACGCAGTTGTACAGCGCCAAGTTCTACGAGCAGGGCGCAGCCCCATCCGCAGTGATCAAGATCCCTGGCGAGTTGACGCAGGATCAGGCTGATTCACTCCGCAACTCATTCAGCCGCCGGCACGAGGGCATCGAGAAGATGCACAAGATTGCGGTGCTCACCGGCGGTGCAGACTTCCAGCAGATGTCCATGAAGATCAGCGATATGCAGTTGGTTGAGACCCTGCACTGGGGCGTTGAGTCAATCGCGCGATTGATGGGCGTACCGCTTCACCTGCTCCAGTACCCAGGCGGCAACAGTTCCTACAACAGTGTTGAGATCGTCAGCATTGAGTGGCTGCGCCTTGGTCTTGGACCACTCGTCACGCGCCTAGAGGCTGGCTTGCAGCGTCTCGTTCCAGGTGCCGATCAGACCTTCATCAAGTTCACGCTTGACGGCCTGCTCCGACCTACGACCAAGGAGCGCTACGACGCATACGCCATCGCGCTGAACAACGGCATCCTGTCGCTCAACGAGATCCGCCGTCTTGAGGATCGCGCGGATGTGGTCGGTGGCGACGAGCACTACAAGGCGCTCAACATCGGTGTAGTTGGTCAGGAGCCACAGGCTTGAGTTACATCATCGTTGACCTTGACGGCACGCTGATCCTTGACAATGAGCAGCCGAATCAGCCGCTGATCGATCTCCTCAACGAGGAGGTCATGTCTGGCGATAAGCAACTCATCATCGTCTCAGCGCGCAGCATTGAGCGCCTAGAAGAGACGCGCGCATGGCTTCAGGAGTACAAGGTGGCTGGCGTTGAAGAGGTTCACCTCAACGACTTTGACGGTCCAACAATCGCGACCGCCTTGCCATACAAGACCTACAAGTACGGCCTGCTCAAGGAGCAGTACGGCGAGGAGTTGGAGTACGCGATTGACAACGATTCAGCCGTGCGCGAGATGGCTCGCGGCTTGATGATTGAGGCGTACTCGCCTGACGAGTATCTCGCCGACGAGGAGCGCGCCGTGTACGAGGTGCCGAACTACATCCGTGACGCAGCCGCGCGCGGCTTGTCATTCGTAGAGGACGGCCGAGCAGGCGAGGGCTTGCAGCCACAGACCATCGCCGAGGCACGAGAACTTGCAGCCGGTCGAGCAGACACCGACAAGGTGATCCGCATGGCCGCGTGGATTCGCCGTCATCGCGGCGACTGGGAAGGCGTGCCACAGAATCAGGATCAGGACAACGAAGACTTCCCAGGTCCAGGCGCTGTTGCTGGCTTCCTTTGGGGTGTGGAAACAACTGACCGCGACGCGACTGATCGCGTACTCTCGTGGGCAGATGCTTTGATCGCGGCTGAAGATAGGGAGATCATTGATATGAAAGAGAAAGAAGTTCGCTCACTGCCGATTGGCGAGTATCGTCTTGCCGAGGCTGACGCTGACGGACAGCGAACCTTTACCGGCTATGCCGCGATCTGGAACAGCGCTTCCGCTGGTCTGCCATTCGAGGAGCGCATTGCGCCAAGCGCCTTCAAGCGCTCACTGGCTCGCGCATCCGCAGGGCAGAAGATCATCTCCTTCCTCTTTGGTCACGACGAGACGCGCGCACTTGCAACGACGGCGAGCGGCCGTCTTCAGTTGACCGAGGACGAGACTGGTCTGCGCGTTGAGGCGAAACTTGACCCAGCCGACCCAGATGCCGCCAAGGTCATCTCGATGCTGACGCACGAGAGCGCCGCTGCCGGAATGTCGTTCGGCTTCCAGAAGGTTCAGGACGCGTGGGATGGCAATCAGCGCACGATCAAGGAAGCCAACCTCTTTGAGGTGAGCATCCTTGCAGCCGGTGGTCAGACCCCTGCCTATCCTGCAACCCTTGGTCTCACGGCAATCCGTCAGGTCACTGCGCCCAAGATCGGCGTGGAGGCTGAGGCGTTGATGGCCACACTCGAAGCAGTCAAGGCTGGACGAGAACTGTCCACCGAGGAAGTGGCTGTCATTGATGCTGTCCGCTCCAAGTTGGCGCCAAAGCAGGAGAAGGTCGTTGACCCATCCGTCGCTATGGCAATGCTTGCCTTGGAAGCGGCAGAAGGTGAAGCACTCTAGGTCTCGTGCCTGCGCCCCACCGCCCTGAGTAGGCGAGTCCGCGTTAGAGCAACCCACCGAGGAGAGCAAAGTAGATAGTCCGCCTATGTGCGGAGAAAGGAAGTGGACACTATGTCCGACTTCGCAAATCTCGCTGACAAGCGAGCGAACCTCCTGACGGAGGCACGCGGCATTGCCGTTGAGGCCGCCGATAAGGGTATCGCCCTAGAGGGCGAAGACAAGGCGCGATTCGAGCGACTCGTCACCGAGGCCGGCACGCTGGCTGAGGCGATGAAGTCCGAGAAGAATGCCAACGAAGCACGCAAGGCTGCTGACGAGGCTCGCGCCGAGTTCGCCGCTGTGGTGGCTCCTAAGGCTCCTGCTGCTAAGACGGACTCGGAGCGCCTGCGCGCCATCGGTCTTGCTGGCGGCACCGAGTCCTTTGAGTACCGCGATGTGACCAAGAGCAGCAACCTGGGCGATCCAGTTGCCGTGTTCCCACGCGTCAATGTTGTGGCTGGTCAGATCAACCCATTCATCAACCCAGATGTGGTCGATGTGATCCGTGTTGCCACCGGCAACGCGATCAAGTTCCCACGAGCCACGGCTCTTGGAACGGCGACCGCTCCTGGCGAGGCTGGCACGATTGTTGAAAGCGACCCAACGATGGGTACGCTTCAGTTGACCCCAAGCGGCTACAAGATTCTCGTTCAGGTGAGCGAGGAACTCGTAGAAGATGCGGCCTTCGACATCGCTGCGTTCATTGCGGACGCTGCTGGTC